CAGATTCCTGACGGTAAAGGTGGATTTGCAGTTCCTCCAATGCATGGTGTTGTATACAACTTATCATCTAACTTACAAAAAAATGATAAAGGTAGTTGGTATGGTTGGGTAGTAACACAAGACCGAATTCTAGAAACCAAAGATAAATCTTTGTACTTAAGTGCAAAAGGTTTTTCAGGTGATGTAAAAAGAGGATCGGTGCAAACAAGAGCTGATGTAGAAGAGAGAGTAAACGAGAACGTGCCGTTCTAGTTTGATCTATAACCGGGGCTCGGTAACACGGGCCCCAAACAATATGGCAAAACATGAAAGAAAAATTTAAGGAAATATTTAGTGGACTGCAAAGTGCATACGGACAATATCAAAAAGGAGAACGTGGAGAGAATGGAAAACAAAAAGGAAAAGCATTCATTGTTAGAAAACCGATCACGGATAATCTTTGGGAAGACCACCTTAATGGTGTTGATCCTGCTTTGGGTATTATTCCCATTAATGAACAAAATAATTGTAAGTGGGGTTGTATTGATATTGATCAGTATAATCTTAAACACAAAGAATTAGTACAGAAGATAAGAAGTTTAAAACTTCCGTTAATAGTATTCAGATCTAAATCTGGAGGAGCACACGTATTTTTATTCACGAAAGAATTTATACCTGCATCATTGATGCAAACTACGCTTAAAAAAATTTCAGAAGTATTAGGATATTCAGGTGTTGAAATATTTCCTAAACAAACTGAAATACTTGTGGAACGTGGGGACACAGGTAATTTTTTAAATCTCCCATATCATAACCAAGAGAAAGGATTGAGATATGCGTTCGACGATAATGGCTCCGCTATGTCACTTGAGGAATTTTATAAGCTCTATGATGTTTATGCGCGCAGCAGGGAAGAAGTTGAAAAAATTGAAATCAAAGAAGAAAAGGTAGAAGAAGTATTTAAAGATGGGCCTCCATGTTTAAATAGATTGGCTCGCGACGGCTTTGGCGAAGGATCTAGAAATAACTCATTGTTTAATATTGCCATATATTTTAAACAATCTGATCCAGATTCTTGGCAAGATAAAGTCGTTGCAGCTAACTTAAAATACATGTCCCCGCCATTACCAAATGGAGAAGTACAACAATTATTAAAATCAATCGGTAGAAAAGGTTACGATAAATATAGATGTAAACTTCCTCCAATTGTAGATGTTTGTAATCCATCTTTATGTAGAACTAGAAAGTTTGGCGTAGGAGATGGAGGAGAAATGATGCCTAAACTTGGTAATTTAACTAAATACAACTCTAATCCACCACAATACTTTTTAGATATAGGAGAGGAAACAGAAGATAAAAAACAAAAAAGAGTTGAATTAAAAGCTGAACAGTTAGCTAGTCCTGCATTATTTTCGTTAGCAATGTTAGAGAAAGCAGATTTATTAGTGCCAAAATTAAAAGAAAAAGATTGGAGAGAGTTTTATTTAAAACCTTTAATGGATAAATTAGAAACAGTTCAACCTTTAGAATCATTAGATCCTAAAAATCAACTCATTTCATTATTACAAGATTGGACTACAAATAGACAGAATGCAAGAACGATGGACGATATTTTTAATAAACTTCCATATACAGATGACAAACGAGAATTTACATACTTTAGAATGGAAGACTTTTATAACTTTTGTAAAAAGAATCATTGGGAAATGGATAAAGCAAAGACAGGAAATTTAATTACATCATTAAAAGCAGATGGAATATTTGTAGAAGAATCAAGAGTTAGAATCAAAGGTCAACAACCTAGATTAGTTAAGATTAGAACAATGAAAAAAATAAACACAACAGTATCACCAACTAAATATCAGGAGCAACATTTCTAATGATAGGTATTAATTGGTTTTTAAAATACAGATTGTTAAAAGAACAATATGAAAAAGTAAAATTGCAAAAAGAAATATTGGAAAGGAGGTTAAAGAAATATGAAAACAATAATATTAGGTCCACCTGGAACAGGAAAGACAACAACATTGTTAAACTTGGTAGATGAATTTATTAAACAAGGAATTAAACCAAGAGAGATAGGTTATTTTTCTTTTACCAAAAAAGCTGCAAAAGAAGCTGCAACAAGAGCATCTGAAAAATTTGGGTTAAGTGTAGAACATGATTTAATTTATTTTAAGACATTGCATTCACTTGCATTTAAATTATTAAGTATGTCTAGAGATAGGATGATGAATCCAGAAGATTATAGAGAGTTTGGATTAAAATGTAATATACCAATTAAGACTGCATCTTACTCTAATGAAGATGGTATTTTTAATTCTGATAATGAATATTTAACTATTATCAATACAGCAAGAGTTAAGAAGATGGATTTAATGGAGTGTTATGATTCAAGAAGAAACCTATTGGATATAGAAAGAGATACATTATTTTTAATAGACCAAGAATTAAAACGATTCAAAAAAGAAAAAGGATTAAAAGATTTTACAGATTTATTAGAAGATTTTATTGAGAAAGATATATCACCAAAATTTAAAGTATTGTTTATAGATGAAGCACAAGATTTATCTCATTTACAATGGGAAATGGTTAGATGCATATGGAAAAAGGCTGAAAAGACTTATATTGCAGGTGATGATGACCAAGCTATATTTAAGTGGGCTGGGGCCGACGTAGATCACTTTATAGCGTTAAAAGACGAGGTGGATGAGATCAGGACGCTTAATCAATCTTATCGTATTCCTGGAGGTCCTATACATGAATTATCACAAAGGATTATATCTAAAGTTAAAAATAGATATCAAAAAGATTATAAACCACGTCAAGAAACAGGTATTTTAAGGTATTATACTGACATTACACAATTAGATATGTCCAAAGGGGAATGGACTGTATTAGCTTCAGCTAATTATTTTTTAGATGATGTAAAAGAATTATGTGAATTACAAGGTTGGTATTATCAATATAAAGGAGTTAATTCTTTATCATTAGAATTATTATTAGCATTAAGTAATTGGGAAGACTTTAGAAATAATACTCCACTAAATTACATACAAATTAAAAACATATATAAATATTTAGGTGCTAATGTGGTTCCTGGATACAGAGATGCTAAAACATTAAAAGTTGAAGAAAAGTATTTAATACAAGACTGTATTAAAAATCATGGTTTACTTACTGATAAAGTATGGTATGAATCATTTGAAGGTGTAGACACAATTACTGAAAATTATATTCGTAATATGAGAGCAAATGGTGAGAAGATAAATAAGACTCCACGTATTCTTATGTCAACAATCCACGCGTTCAAAGGTGGCGAACGAGATAATATTTGTGTTCTATTAGATTTAACAGCTGCTGCAATTAAACAAAGCGAAACAGATCCTGATGATTTACATCGTTTGTATTACACTGCTTTCACAAGAGCAAAGAAAGAATTACATATTGTAGATCCAAAGAACTTTGATCGCGCATACTTAATATGACAAACAAAACATTCTTTAAACAAGTTGGTGGTAAGCATTATAAATTAATGAAAATACAGCCATCTATATTCATAAACGAAAATAAATTACCATTCGCTGAAGGTAATGCAATTAAATATATCTGTCGTCACCGATTAAAAGGTAAAAAAGAAGATATACTAAAAGCGATGCACTATTTGGAAATGATATTAGAAAGAGATTATAAAGATAAATGACACGAACATTTCAACAAATATTATTTACACCACAAACAGAATGGGTGGTACCAGAAGAATTAAAAGACTTACAAGGTCATAAAGAAATAGCAGTAGATTTAGAGACCTGTGATCCAGAGTTAACTGAACGCGGATCGGGGAACGTGGTTGGTCGTGGTCACATTGTAGGTGTATCAGTAGCAGTAGAAGGATGGTCAGCATATTATCCAATAGCGCATGACGGTGGTGGTAACATGGATAAAAAATTAGTTTTAAATTGGTTACAAAATTTATTTAAACAAGATGCTACATTTATATTTCACAATGCAATGTATGATATCTGTTGGTTAAGATCATCAGGTATTACACCTCCTGCAAAAGTTGTAGACACAATGATTGCTGCATCACTTGTAAATGAAAATAGATGGAGCTTTAGATTAAATGATCTTGCAAAAGAGTATGCAGGAATAAGTAAAGACGAAGCAGTATTACAAGCAGCTGCAAGAGAGTATGGTATCGATGCTAAAAAAGATATGTGGAAACTTCCATCTATGTATGTTGGTCAGTATGCTGAACGAGATGCAGAATCTACTTTAAAACTTTGGCACAGAATGAAAGTGGAATTATCTGATCAAGATCTTTGGACTATATTTGACATGGAAACAAAATTATTTCCATGTCTTGTTAATATGAGATTCAAAGGTGTAAGAGTTGATTTGGAAAAAGCTTCTAAAATTAAGAATAATCTTATAGATCAGGAAAAGAAATTATTGTTTAAAATCAAGGAGTTAACAGGAGTTAATGTAGAATTGTGGGCTGCAGCATCTATCGCTAAAGCATTTGATGCATTGAAACTTCCATATGACAAAACAGAAAAAACAGGAGCTCCAAGTTTTACTAGAAACTTTTTAGCAAACCATCCTCATGAACTTGCACAATCAATTGCAAATGCAAGAGAGATAAATAAAGCGCACACAACTTTTATTGATACGATTGTAAAACATTCTTACAATGGAAGAATACATGCAGATATAAATCAAATACGATCTGATGATGGTGGAACTGTAACAGGAAGATTCTCGATGTCTAATCCAAACTTACAACAGATTCCGGTAAGACATAAAGAGTTAGGTCCAATGATTAGATCAATATTTATTCCAGAAGAAAATCATAAGTGGGGTGTGTTTGACTATTCACAACAAGAACCAAGAATATTAATTCATTATGCTAAATTACAAAAACTTGATGGTATTAGTGAAATTGCGGAAGCGTATGAAGCAGGGGAAGCAGATTTCCATGCAGCAGTTGCAAAGATGGCCGGTATTGAAAGATCACAAGCTAAAACAATTAATCTTGGATTAATGTATGGTATGGGTAAAAATAAATTAATGGCAGAGTTAGGTTTAATGAAAGAAGCTGCAGAAAAACTAATTGCTCAATATCATGCTAAAGCTCCTTTTATAAAACAATTAATGCAAGCAGTATCAAGAAGAGCAGATGATTATGGTAAGATAAGAACAATTGGTGGAAGACTTTGTCACTTTGATATGTGGGAACCAATGACTTTTGGTGCTGGCATTCCTAAAAAACATGCTGATGCAATAAAAGAATATGGACCTGGAATTAAAAGAGCAGGAACATACAAAGCATTAAATAGATTAATACAAGGATCAGCTGCGGATATGACTAAAATGTCTATTATTGCTTTAAGTGAAGCTGGTATTATACCTCATATACAGGTTCATGATGAACTAGATATATCTGTTGAATCTAGTGATCATGCAAAACAAATAGTAGAAATAATGGAATCAGCAATTAAATTAGAAATACCTAATAAAGTTGATTTTGAATATGGCGATGATTGGGGTTCAATAAAATAGCTTTCAATGTCTTATTTAAATGCTAATATACCGCCCATATACTGTAAAATAAGGAGAGAATATTTATATGACTTACGAGAACATCATGGCGAAACTGAAGATTGTGTGGTCTTTGCTATTGCAAGTATTCCGGGGCGTGCAATCTTATTTCATGCTTTACTTACGAATGGTGCAATATACTGGAGGCTTCCTGTCTCTGCTTTTCTTCAAAGAGGAAACAGCAGTGCTTTGCATCAATCACAAATGGAACATCAGACTCTCGACGATCTTGAGTTGTGGAATTCATTTAGTTATTATCCTGCTGTTACTACTTTTGATTTTTTAGTTGGTCAGCGTTGTAAGTATTTAGGAAAAGATAAAAAGTTTTATCATGGAGAATATTTATTCACTGTGGATTGGGCACATCCGGAACCTAATATTATCGATACTGAACATTCTGAAATTCCCGATCAGCATAAGTGTGCTCACATATTGGCTCTTGATAACGGTAATTTTGCAGTTCAGCCTAATAATCGTATTTTGTGGAGTATTCCTAGTTTTACAACTTCAACACATTGGCCTGATTATAAAGTCCAAACTACGTATTGGAATGTAGAAAATAAAGATTGGAAGACAGATGATTCTGATGATATGTTCTACGATATAAATGCCAAAAAAATTAAATAAAATTAAACGAGCTCTAAAGTTAAATGCTAAAATAGAACACGGCATATGTCCCTATTGCAATTTATTATCACCTTTGCTATTCTTATATAAAGATTTTTACAGATGTTCTTTGTGTGGTGAAGAAGTAGAACAATATATTAACGGAGTTATTAAATATATTCCTATTACAAATAGTAAAAGAATAGGAATGATAACGGAGAAACCACATGAGTGAATTTAAAGTAAGTGATCAAACACAAGTTGCTTTACCCATTAAAAATATAGTGGCTATCATATCTGCTATTGTTGTAGCGGTATGGACGTATTTTGGGATTGTTGAAAGACTTAATAGATTAGAGACTAATGAAAAATTAATGGCACAAGACCTTTTAAAGAAGGCAGAACAAACTCCAAAGAATCAAGAGATGTATATGTTGATTGAGTATCAAGCTAAAGCATTAGAAAAACATTCTAAACAATTGGAAGAAAATGTTCACACAAAAGTATTGATAGCTCAATTAGAAAAGAAAGTAGAAAAATTAGAAAAACAATTGGATGCTACAAAAGGTAAGTAATGATAGAAGCTGTGTTTGCATTATTAATGTATATGAATAATAAGTTAGAAGGTTATTCGCCTAAAGCTAATCTTGCAGAATGTTTAGAACAAAAACGTAAAGTAGAACGTGATCCAGGAACTAATGTAAACTGGAGTTGTAAAGAAGTAAAAGCCATTGTAGAAGTAGATAAACATGGCGTTAAAAGAATTAAGGAAATTAAAGAATAGTGGCGCGTAAAGTTCAATCAGGTTCAGGCACATTCATCAAACACACCAATAAGAAACGTCCAGGACGTCATTCTAAAAGACCAAACAAACGCAGTAGTAGAAAAGAATATAAAGGTCAAGGGAGAAGATAATGAATGCCCGCCCTAGTTAAACTAGGACGAGCAAACAAAAGGTGTGAGAAGAGATATCCACAATACACTAAAAATAATTATCTTGCAACACTTGTTTTTATAATATAACTTCCCATATGACTATGCAGAAAGCATAAATAAACAAACAAAAAGGAGAGAAAATGGCAGACCCAAATAAGTATAAATCAGTATCAGTTCCAATGGATACATATAAAATTTTAGTGTTTCTTGGAGATGGTAAATTGACTGATGCTAATTTAACAATTAGTAAAACAATAGAAGTCCTTGCAAAGAAAGAAGCAAAAAACAAAGGATATAAAAATGGACACGCAAAATAGAACTCACAAAATCATTTGCCACGACTGTGGTGGTAATGGATATCGTAAGGATTGCTATGGTGAAGTGTATCAATGTAAGGAGTGTAAATCACAAGGTGAAATAACATTTACCGAAGAAGAAATGTTAGAAAACATAGATGATGCGGGAGCTATTGTATGAAACTAGATAACTTTGAACCAAACTATTGGTTATTATTTATTGTCATCACTTGGTTATTATTAATCTTAAGTATAGTGGTATATAAATGAAAAGAAAAATATCAGGATACTATGGATATTGGTGCCACGTTAAAAAGAAACGTATATTTAAAACACTATACGAAAAACAAAAATGACGGATATAATTGTAAATATAGTTTATGCAGAAATTACAGTTATTATTGTGATGTGTGTAATAGTTTATTTACTATATTTTAATAACAGATGATGAAACGTGGACCAAATGATCTAGAAGAGATTATTGATAAACTTAAAAAAGAAAACAAAAGGTTGAAGAATGAAAAGAACAAAAAAAGATCTCGAACTAGAATTCATTTACAATGAACTGTTCGACAAGATGGTCGAATTAGTTTTACGTTACAATGAACCACAAATGGTTGCATCAACTATGATGGCCCAGTCATTACGATTGTATAGAACTGTGTTTAAAACTAAAGGTGAGTTTAATGAAGTTGTAGAAACTGTATTAAATCAAGCAGAAAAAATAGAACCATTTAATCATAAAACTTTACACTAATGACTCAACTAATTTTATTTGACGATTTACCTATTAAGTTTGAAGACACTCCCGAAATTAAAGATGTTGAACGTATATCTTTAGTAGATGTCGTAAAAGAAATGAATAAGCTTAATAAAATTTTAGGTAAAGAAGAACATTATTTACCTACCGAACATTATGAAATTTTTAGAACTGGTGGAACACATTTTTGGAAAGATAAGAATGCAATGTTATTTGGTGGTAGTAATTATCCTTTTGTTCTTAATAACAAAACAGGAAAAATTGCATCATTTTCCATAGTGAATAAATATTATCCGACACTAGTTTATCAAATAGAAGTTGGAAGTATGGAAGTGGTTGCACTTTTATTTCATAGAGTAGTTGCAACTGCATTTATAAAAAATCCATCAAACAAACCATTAGTAGATCATATTGACGGTAACCCAGCAAACTTTAAAGTAAATAATTTAAGATGGATGAGTCATGAAGAAAATAGAAACACCGAAGCAGCTAAAAGAAACCGAAGTAATTTTACTAAATTAGAAGACAAATATGACTTAATAATCAATGACTTACTAACTAAATTGAACAATGAAAAAGATTCCTAAAAAAGTAAGAGAAACCATAATTAATGAACTTATGGTATTTTTAAGAGGTAAACAGGATAAAGAAAAGAAAGCAATCGCTTATGCTTACTTTGAAAAAAAAGAATATGAAAAAACTAGAAAGGTACATTAATGAAACACAATCCTAAATTTATTTATCCAAAGTCAACACGCTCTACTATAGATGGTCAGCGACACTATGATTTAGGTGTGGCTAAACTTCCATCAGTGACTACGATATTATCTGCAACACAACCACCGGAGAAAATGAAAGCACTAGCCGCGTGGAGATTACGAGTGGGCGCGGACGAAGCGACGCGGATCGTGGATAATTCTGCAACGCGTGGAACTGCCATGCACAAGATAATAGAAAGTTATTTAACTGGACAATACCATTTAGATTTAACTGATATAGGACGTAATGCTCATACCATGGCACAAACTATCATAGACAAAGGATTAAAAGATAAAATCAATGAATTTTATGGCATGGAAGCTGTACTTTACTACCCAGATTTATACGCTGGAGCTACAGATTTAATAGCTCAACATATTGGATGCGACAGTATTATTGACTTCAAACAAACAAATAAACCAAAGAAAAGAGAATGGATTGAAGATTATTTTGTACAGATTGCAGCATATGCAATGGCTCATGACCATGTATATGGAACTAAAATAGATAAATGTATTATCATGATGTGTGATCCTATGAATACTTATCAAGAGTTTGTGATTCGTGGATATGAAATTAGAAATTACAAATATAGATTTTTACGTAGACTTGATGAATATTATAATAAACAAGCCAAAAATGAACTTATTGACAAAAGCGATAAAATAGACACAATGAAAGGATACAACTAATGAGCAGCTACAGGACTGCAACCTTATCTAAATAGATAAGTTTATAAACAATCAAACATCGTAGGAGGTTAAGTGAATAATTTAAAAGATTATATACTGATTTACGGAGTTGCAATCGTTATTTGGGCAATTATTATATTGTTTGTGGTGTTCTCACAGCCCGCCTTTGGCTATAAGAACAATAAGGAATTCATTGAATCTGTTAATAAGTGTGCGGATTATTTAGAAAGAGGAATGAAGAAAGAAGATAAAATACCAAGAAAACTACTACTTACTCAAGCAGCGTTAGAGTCTAATTATGGGCGTAGTCGTTACGCTAAAGAAGGAAACAATTTAATGGGCATTTACCAGTTTAAAAATTTACATACCGGTATGACCCCAAGGGACAATCCAAATGCGAAGTTTAGAGTGGCTAAATTTCAATCTAAATGTGATTCTATAAGATATTACATAAATCTACTTAATACGAAAGATGCTTATATTTCTTTTAGAAATGAACGATTATTACAGTCAAAACTGCGTGTGAATGATATTAATAGATACTTTCATCTGTTATATAACTATTCAACTAACCCAGAATACCCACAGTTACTAACTAGAACTTATAATGAAATTAAGATTTTAGGTTTTTAATGTGGGGTTTTTAGGCCCCACACCATTTGCTACTCGTCTTCGTCTTCGTCTTCTTCTTCATCGTCAAAGTCCTCATCTTCGTGATCACATTGCTCGATGTCGTTGATCTTATCCTCTAATAAATCAATGTTTTCTCTGATTATATCTAGGATATCTTCGATTGATTGTTTCTTTTTAGCCATTTAATTACCCCCAATCCGCGATCCGCTGATACCAGATCATTATGGCATGACAAGGAAATAGTGGTATGGGATTGGCGTAAAATGGAGCGCGGAGCGTGGATCGTTGATTTATATAGCTTTTTTGTTCTGTGCCACCATAAGGAAAGTTTTAGGGGTAGTGATGAAATATTTTTTTCAACTTTACCCCGTGGCACATGGCACACGTGGCACAAAACGTTTAGAACTGTTGGTACATAATGATTCTAGACGATTTGGAGGTGTGCCACGGCGAAAAATGGCGTGGCACACTTTGTCTATAAGTGTTGGTATACAATGATTCTAGACGATTTAGCTCCGTGGCACAGTATCAAAAAGTGTTGATTTTATTGACTTTCTATGTATTCTGCGCGCGAGACCTTTTTTTGCAAATTAATTTGCAAAAGAGGGGTAAAAATTCTACTTATGTAGGATGAGCATTAATAAATACCCAAGAATCAGATTACATTGGATAGATATACTTGGAGATACTGGCTGGGCTGATGAAGATGAATTCAAAGAAATGAAATGTAGTACCTGTGTAAGTGAAGGACATCTATTTCATAAAGATGAAAACTCTGTTATGACTTTTGCGTCTTATGAAACCGAAGATGGAGAGGTTATAAGTTATGGCGACAGAAATATCTATCCTATTGGAGTTGTTAGAAAAATCGAGTATCTCTAGTTGTATCTATAGAACTAACTACGGCTGCTTGTTGTTATCTTCTTGCAAGTGCTCTTCTATTTGATTTTCATTAACAACATTAAAATCAGCTTCAACAAGTAAACCTTTGTTGTCTTCTAAAATTTGTTTCATCTTTGCTTCTAGTTCAGCAGGAGTT